GCAAATTAATAATGGGGTTATCCAATATGCCACATATTGTAAAGGTACAGAAACGATAAGTGTACAAGACGAATCTGGCAATAATCTACCGGAATGTTCCATCACCCAACAGTATTATCCATCTCATAAAGGAAATGAATGTGTTCGCAACGATGTGGTATTGGATACGTTTGGGGTGATAACTGGACCAAATGCATCTGGGAAAACAACGTATTTGAAAACGACGGCCATCAATGTTATTTTATGCCAACAATTAGGAGTGGGCTACTTTACTGCGTGTAAAATGCGGCCATATACGAAAATACATTCTTATTTGAATATTCCAGATACGTCGGGAAGGGACAGTTTGTTCCAGGCAGAATCGCGGAGATGTAAAGAAATTCTGGACAGTATTGAAGAAGATTCCGGAAGACAGTTTTGCATTTTCGACGAGTTGTATTCTGGTACGAATCCGAAAGAAGCGACAAAAGCCGCGTTTGCGTTCTTGGAGTATTTGAGACGGTTTAAACACGTGGATCTTTTCCTCACAACACATTATGTGTCTATATGCGACGAGTGGACCGATAGTACAGAAACGAAAAGGAAAGTGGAAAATTATCAAATGGTCGTTGTCCAAACTGAGACAAGAAACATTCCCACATATAAAATCGCGCCGGGGATAAGTTACATTGAAGGGGCGATCGGGATATTGGAAGATATGAACTATCCGGATGAAATGATTGCAATGGTGAAAGAATCGCAATACATATAAAATGTTATTCATGAAATAAATCACATTTTACAATTTGGGCTTAAAGTGGTGGTTCACGTATTTTTGCATTGTGAAATACGTCAGGGTTTGATCCTTGGAATCTTCGCCAAATAAAGTATACAAAGTAACATCGGGGAGAATTTGCTTTTTATTGAGTTGGTTTTGAAGATTATTGTCTTTGATATACTGAATAAGTGCTCTCGTTACGGTTGTCCTGGAAACTTCACTGCCTGCCGGTATTTTCAAAAAATCACACATTTGATCTGACACAGGAGTAGGTCTTGCGAAACCACATGGTTTTCGGTTCGCTTTTGCCTTTGAAGGTTTCACAGACTTAGACTGCATTTTCGTAAATAATTTCGTCAGTGATTTTTGTCTCACTTTCATTGCATCAATATTTTTCCTCAATTGAATAATATCTTCCGCGTTTTCTTCCAGCATTTTCTTCATTTTGTCAAAAACCGTCGCTTTGTAAATTTCGGTAGTCATATTATAGTTGTGAACTATAAAAATATTCATATCGTTTTTTGTTATAATTAGTTTAGTTTAGTTATATTATAACAAAAAATTACTCTCGCTTTTTACGCAAACCTCGTTTCGTCTGAACTTTCTGAAACTCTCCTTCTCCTGCTCCTGCTACTGCTGCTGCATCATTGCGTCGGTTCATCTGTCTGGTTTCACACATAAGTTTACCACCGTTAATTCCGGTTACATTCGTCGCCTGGTATTTATGGTGTTCGCTGGGAGAATCCACCAAATCAAATTCTACATACTCTCCCTGGACAAGAAACTTATATTGTGTATCTTGGACGTGAACTGTACTATAATGTGTGAAAATGTCAGCGTCGGAACCATCTTGCTCTTTAATGGTAATAAATCCATATCCCGCCTTGTTGTTGAACCATTTTACTTGTCCTGTTTTTCTCATTGTTATACTTGTTTAGTCTTTCTTTATTTATATTCTTTTACGAAAACTTTATTTGTAATGTATAGGTATATGTTTACGAGGTATCGCACGTTTTTCATCATTTTTGGGGTATTGGTTTTCTTCGTGATGATAATGATAGAATCGTACACGAAAGAAGGATTTGCTGTGAATTATGTTACGAAGGACAATATATATGAAAAAGGGGGTGATGTGAACATCAATGGAGCGTATCCCGATGGGTATGAAAGATATAATACCTTTGGCCCATTTTCTACAACCTTCACGTCGAATTCTAAGTGCAAAGTAGAGTGTACTCGTCAAGATGAGTGTAATAAAATACGCGGAAATAAATGCGAGTCGGCTTTTGATGAGAAAACGAAGACCTGTTTTTGTTCATTTAGAAAAAAAAATGCTATTGAAAATTTCGACGGAATTGACGAGACCGCGATAAATATAAGAGATTTATTGCGAATATTTCCAAACGAAGCCAAACCAAGTTGGATTTATCCGAAAACTAAACATGAATACAAAGAAATAACGGCCTTCACTGCAATTCCATGGAGCGAGTTGAATATTCCAGACAATAATAACATGGCGGTTTCATTCTGGATATACGCGGGAGACAATGTTGTTGATAAATATGGGTTTTTTGTGCTTTTGATAAATCGTCAAATTATTCCGATTTACGTGAGTAAAAATAAAACTTTAGTGATAAGAAATATACGCGATGGCAGTGATATTAATGTTTCGGTTGGGTCTAAAACGATGCCAACGTGGGTTACCGTCTCATTCAGTCCAGGCGTACAAAACGTATACGTGAATGGAGTTTTTACTCATAGTTCTACGACGACTTCGTCGTTTCTACCTCCAGATGAAAAATCAAAACTTTTTTTAGGCCAAGGTGCGAAAGGAATTTATGTAAAAGATTTGAAATTTTATGACCATTCTTTAACTGAAGAAGGAATCAGTTTACTATACAAGGGATGAGTTTAGAGAAATTATATATATATTGAAATATTATAGCAATGAACAATCGTCATATAAATATTTTTTTCGTTTTTATGGCAATCATCTTTTTTGCATTCGTTTTTTTATATCACGTTGAAGGGTTCAACACGGGCATATATGACGGTCCTAAAAACTTTTCATTTGATGTTACTCCCATGGATTTAACCCATACCAGTTTAGTTCATTATAGAGACCAATGGAATAACTCACAAACTATACCGTCGCATTTTAACCGAAACCCGAATGTTAAGAGTGCAATCACAAAAGATAACTTTGACTGGCGATCTTACATTGAGAGATACGCCGCAGAACTAAAACCGCTCGGTATTGACACGAAGGAAAAAGTTTGGGAACACTGGACGACTAAAGGAATGATACAGCAAAATTGGATGGATGAATTATACGCACATACAATTAGAGATGGATCGTCGAAAGATCCGATTATGTGGAAGGATTTACCGTTTGATACAAGCAAGATTGAAACCAAAATGAATGATTTTACTATATCTTTTTGGTTATATTTAAATGAAGTTTCCGATACATGGCAACCTATTTTTAAAATAACGGATACAAAAAACCCGATTGGACGTCTGGGTGTCTGGATTTCGCCCAAAAAAACCACCTTACATATACAGCAGGGATCTTCTGTGCTTCCACCAATTGGCTCTGCAAATACCAACCGAGATATAATAATACCGTTAAAACGCGCGATTTTTTGTACGATTGTTTTTTCTGGAAAATTGGTTAAAACGTTCGTAAATGGAAGTCTTAAAGGCAGTACTTCCGTCGAATCTTTGACAGATGCAACTGGGACAAATAGTTTAGAAATGGGATACGCCGTTTCCCCCAAAAAATATGCAATAAAAGATTTCAATATATATAAAACATCTTTGGGCGATGATGGTGCGGTGGCCCTATACACCAACCTTCAAATAACAAATAAGAAAGTAAGGTATGTCAGAATCCAACACTATGTTGTACACGTACAAGAAGTAGAAGTTTTTAATGAGAAGGGAGTAAATGTGGCAAAAACGAGCACGCCCCGAGCAAGTTCAATAGCGCATAACGGTTCTCCTGCATATGTGACTGATGGCAACAAATACAATGGACAAGGATGGCCTAATTCGAATCACACCGGGTTTGGCGGAAATCAATTCCTTGAATTGGATCTCAATTCAAATGAAGACGTTAAACAAGTTATTGTTTATAATCGTCCAGATTGTGGTGTGTGTTTTGAAAGATTGGCGGGAGCAACACTTTCATTACTTGACGATAAACGATATGTGGTTGCAGATAAAATATTGCTCACGAAAGAGTTAGTGCAGACGTATAATATAAAAACGTACAGTTCATCGGATGAAGCGTGGAGTTTTTTCAACGGAAGTACCGAAAATTTCACAAGTATGCCGTTGAAAAAATGGTCGTTTTTTGGTAGTGGGACTGAAGCTTTCACAACATCAAGTACACTTCCTGATGAAATTAAATTAGCGAACGGTACAACGTTTAATTTCTACGATCACAAAGCATCACATATGGAGGCTAAAATTATGAATTTAGGTGAGATTTATGACAAAGGACATGAAAATAAATTGATGTACTACTATGATTTTAAGAAAAGCAATCAAGACCACATAAATATTCCACATAATATTTTGTATGAAAAAAGCGGATGTACATTTGCCTGTTGGTTTTACAACGATCCAGCAGTTGTGTCTTGGTCGCGGATATTTGATTTTGGAGGCGGCCCAGGTAATCATAACATTGTTTTGGCGATACTACATGGTGTTCTTCAATTCTACGTATTTCACGGGAATAACCCTTACAAATTCGAGTCGCGATTACCAGGTGTTGGCAATAATTGGTATCATGTCGCATGGACAATGGACCCAGCCGGAAACGACAATTATTATGGACAATGGAAAATTTATATAAATGGAAACCTGGAACACACTACTGGTTATGATAAAATACTTCCAATAGCGTACGAAAATACGCCTGATGGTGGGACGACGACATTCACAGGATCAATAGAAGAAGTCAAAACAGTAGAATCTTTCAGAGGTTTCTTTCAGAGGAAAAAAGACAACCAACGAGATCGCATTGAAGAACAGAAGCGGATTGCGCAACAAAAAATCAACCAAATAAGAGCGCAACAAGAAAGGACGCGACAACAACATCAAAAAAAATTAGATCTAATCAGAAGAAATAGGGAGCGTAGAGAGCGAAAGCGCTTAGAACAAGAGCGAATGAAAAAATTATTAAGCCAGAAATTTTCTCAACTAAAACAAGCGAAAGCTGTTGTAAAACCAGCTCCTGCGGTTCCGCAGGGATTGACTACTTATGTACCTAAAGTTACCACGGTAACAGTAAAAAGTCCAATGCCTGAATTTTTTCAGGTAGAAAAAGGCAAACACGAATTTATAATCAGTGATTTGAAAAATAGAAAGATTCAATATACAACAACAAATATAAGCGTTGGAGTAAATACAAGGGTCACCGTGTATAGTGAAGTAAACTTGCAAGGATCTTCTCTCACATTTGATAATCCGTCGGCCATCGGAAATATTACCGATAATTTCACGGTTAAAAGCATGAAACTGGAAAAAATTATCAAGACGCAACGCGTCGTGCGGAAAAATCAATATATAGGACGAAGTAATTGGGGACATGATGACTTTTATAATGGATCCATCGGCGATTTCAGGATTTTCGATAAAGTTTTAGACAAAGACCAAATCAAATATATATACTATAACCCTAAAACACTTACAAACTGAATAAGTCGTAATTTGGTTTTTCTTTAAATTGGAGTTTTTCTGCGTGTGACAACAAAGAAACCATGAAATTCGTATATTCGTCGTTGTTCATTTCCAATAGATTGAAAAACCGGCTGAATTCTTTTTGATCTTTTATCCAAACATTAAACTCGTCTGAAATATCCACGCTGTACTTGTTTTCAATCAGAGTATTGTCAACCAAAAAACTACCATATAGCTGTTCCCAAAATATATATATCAATGATAAAAAGTCGTCTCTCCGCGCTACGTTTTTCCCGCAATGTACGAACCAACTCACATAGTTTGGACTGCCAATAATCTGTTTTTTCGGCACATCTTTGATATGATCATGTGATTCGTCAAGATAACTTGTAGCCAAACCGAAATCAATAAGATGCCACTCGTGTTGCTCATCCCTCATGAAATGCTGAGGCTTTAAATCTCGGTGTACGATTCCCGCTTTATGAATATGTTCCAGAATATCCAAAGCCGTATTCCACCACTTGATTTTTTCGTCGGAATTCAAATGTACATCTAAGGAACCTTGCGAATAATAAGACATGACAACAAAACATCTACTATTTTGAATTCCGTAGTAGTATAAGCTGGGAATATTTTTACATTTTTGAGAATCTAAATAATGTAAAACCGTGGCTTCGTGTTTCAATAAATGCATTTGTTCTGGTTCCATCTTAATGGCCACGTACTTTTGAGAATGGAGACAAATGCCCTTGGAAACGGACCCAAACTGTCCTTTCCCCACATTTTCTAAAATCCTATATTTTCTGGCGATTACATCCATGATAAAAAATAATATGATTATATTTTATATTGTTTTCTCTTTGAATGAAATTCCATTATCATTTGTATTTCATCTCGTTATGCGTGATCTACATGATATATGCTCTTGCATTTTTAGGCATATTTTCAACGGTGCCGGGGTATGTGATTATATGGCACCTGGCTGTTCAAATATTTCTGTGTTTATTCCTCATGTTCCGATATCATCCCTTCAGAAACACGTACAAATTCAAACCAATCGATGCGCGACTTATTTTTGGAGCAGCTATGCTTCTTTTCGTGAATATCATGTTGAGCATTCCTATATTTTCAAGTATGATTGTAGGTGTATATCCTAATAAACAAATATCTCTTCAATACAATAAAGCAGATGGAGGAAATATTTAAACAAGCCCAGTCTGATCCAGACGTCCAGTATACCGCAGAGGACGTGGAAAAATGGATGGAAAAAATAGACGACACGCAGTATAATTACTTGGAAGGGAAAACGCCCGATATATTGGAGACCGAAAAGAAACAAGTTCTCGTCGGAGATACCCTTTTAAAACCCTTGGCAATGTATAGATTGGTGAATAATTTACAAGAGCTGAGATTAGGCCGATACTGTCGTTGGATAACCGGCGATCAAACGTTGCACGGCGGTGGATATTTAATCAAAGTATCTTTTTTAGAAAAGGGAGTTTATTTGTTATGTGAACGACTAAAAAAATATAAAATGCAAGTAAAACTGGACGATACGATCTTTTTTCAGAAAATGACGGCGGAAGAGTGGGTGGTTGTCATGGCAAATGATTATTCTTCTAAGCAGTAGATACAGATACTTTTTCCAAGACACTTAACAATGTGCTGGTCACTTTACGGTTATTAAATTCATATATAGTAGAGTTTGCATATAAATGTTGTTGATTCCAATACAAATATCCCTTTACCAAGTCCTCAAATGTGAAGGCCTTTATTTTATCAAGCTCTTCCAACACCAAGTTTGTTTTTCGTTCGATTGCCAGTTCATTCTCTTTATTGTTAATTTCCATTTGAATCTGCCATCTTTCAAACATGGCGGTGTATGGATCCAAGTCGTCAATTGGTTCATGATTCGCACGTTGGAATAGCCACCTACATCCATCCAATACATACCGGTCACCGTCATTTATTTCTTCAAATTGAGACTGCTCCTCATCTAAAGAAGAATCCACCATTTGCGTCCGACAACATGGACACCCATAGCCATTCATTGAGGTGTGTTTCATCAAACAATTGGCGTGAAATGAATGGCCACATTCGGTGGTGATGAAATTCCTTTTAGTACTGACGAGTTCGTAACAAATTGGGCAGTCGGACATATTTTTTATATAAAAGTGATACATCATTTCATTATAATTCAATTTTTTAATTTCTTGGTTCTCGTCATCCCTCCTCGTACGTCCTTCTTTCTTTTGCTACGTTTTTTCTCTCCTATTTCTGGTTTCGCCCCAAACATCATGAAATCTCTCAAGTGGTATATTATTTTCTGGGAAACTTGAAGATCTAATTCTATATCGGATTTGGAAGAGCGACGCGTATATTTCCGTTTATGCAGTTGAAACCAATCTCTCCAGAATGATGTATTTTGAAGAATACCGGGAGGTATGGAAGATAGATTTGTGATTCTTTTTATAATGGTATTGGTCGACAAAGTATGTATATAAGGTTTAGGACAAATGTAATACACTTTCGTGCTTTTCATCAACGGGTATTCTATGTCATCCACAAAACAAATGTCGGCGTGCTCGGATACCAATGAGCATCGTATAAAATCGTTCATTTTTTTCCCGTGCCCGGTACGATGTGTCTCCACTTGTTTGTTATTTATTTTAAAAGCGCAGATTGATTTATCAAAGAGTGCACAGTTTTCGGGTTGGGTTCGGTTTGATTTTACCTTTGACTCAAGGTATGTTGAAATGAGATTCACCCATTCGGAGGAACATTGATTGTTCGTATATATAAACATCTTATGACATTCTTTTTTTACTTTTTTGTCATACAAATACTCCAGAATCGTAATAATTCCATAGCGTAGAAACTCGGGAAACGCATCACACAACTCATAAAATGCAGAATATGATGGCGATACTTGTTTGATCCC